AGGAGCAATATATTTTAAGATATCAAGTTTGTCTGTTCTAAAAATTTCCATGCTTTAAACCTTTCACAGTTTATAAATTTATACTTTCTTTCTAATTTCTATAGTTTTAATTTCACCACAAAGTTTATAAAGCTTAGTTAAAAACTCCATAAAAGATGCAACATTTTTTAACTCACAAATTTCCATTTCAACATAAGTATCAAATTTAATATGAGGAGGTAATCCGTTATTAAAAGATACTTCACCCTCTATTGGGCCTATATCGTTAGTTTCTATTTCAAATGTATGAGTGTGTTCCATTTAGTTTCTCCAATTTTTAATTTTTGTATTCTAGCCAACCTTGGCTAATTTTTATAGAATTTCCAACATTGGCAGCACTCCATTGTACTGTGACAGTTAAGTCTAAAGCTCTAGTAGTATCTAATACAATATTATCTGTACAAACCTCAGAAGTATTATCCTCTGCTCTCATAGTAATTCTAGTTGCAGCCGATCCAGTCGCACCAAGAGTTCTTATTGTAGTGCAAGCAGCAATTTCCCAACAGGCATCAGATAAGTTTTTACCTGGACTTATAATCGAAGATACAGTAATACCTCCAGCCTTGAGTCTGATAGTGCAAGTGTCAGCAGCGTTAGCTGTAGATATTACTCCACAAATTTGAAGCTTTTGAACATTGCCTACTCTCAAAGAGTTTGCAGGTATATATTCCGTGATTAGCGTAGTTTCAACCGTTGTATTAACAGCTTCAGTTGTACTAGTTATAACACCACTTGTTCTATCTATAGCCCTATCAGTAGCGACATTAGTAATGTAAAATCTACTATCATAGAAGTTTAGAACACCAGTCTCAGGAGTAGTTAGCGGAACACCTGCCTGGAACTTTATAGGATACTTTCCAACAGGAGCTTCACCAGCTACTAACAATAAATTTCCAGTATCAGATATTAAAGCTCCACCAAGATCAGAAGAACCTTCAACAGTAAGATCTCCTAAAAGATCACTATCACCAAGAACATAAAGACTTTCAGTTATTATGTCTGTTAAAGCTTCAACTAATTTTACATAATTCTGATTTTCAGTTCTAAGAAGTTCAATGACAAACTCTTTTCTAGAACCATCAAATTGATCTCCAATAGCTGGAAATTTAAAAGATGTTATATTTAATTTTTCCATAAAGTGATTGTCCTTTTCCGCTATTTCCTCCGTTCGCTCTGCTCACTGCGGGCGGAGGGCGGTTTTCGTTGGAATGAAACGGATTTATAGTTATTTATTTATAGTTTTATTCTTCACTCAAAGGCATTGCAGAAATTCTAGACATTCGCATTTGAAGATCTTTAGAACCGTCATTTTGAACTAGACGAAAACAAATTCGTCTTCCAACTGCATCAAGTGGAAGTCTATGCTCTTTCCAATACTTTGTTAAAGCTATAGGACTATCAGTTATAGTTGTCCAAATTTCGTTATCAATATTTTCATCTACAGCATATTGAACAGCTACATAATCTCCATCAAATAAAGATCTCAGATTAAAAGAAACCCAATCAAATCGACTTTCGTACTGTTCAAGATTAACAGAGAAATCTAAAGTTTGAACTTCACAATCAATTTGATCTCCAGCAAAAGTACCAAGAGATTCAGTTATCTTATAAGTATAACCAGAAGAATCTACAAAGACTGGAAGCGGATAACCTGATTGACTAGAAGAATCATCACAGTATAAAGCTGTTTCATCACAATAAATTCCAGCTAAAGAATCAGAATCACAATATAGATTTATAGTATTAGAGAATAAAGAAAAATCTCTGACATTATGTCCAAATTCTCCAAACTCCCAAGACTTTATTGGAGATCTATAGTTATAAGCATAATAAGATTTGCCAAAGTCAGAACTAGAATCAGGATAGAAACAATAAAGTTTATGATGATTAGGATCTATTCCAAAAGTTATTCTAGATTTCTGAGACATTTTAAGTTCAGAAAAGAAAGTTCTTTCTATACCAATTCCAATTTCAGAAAGAACTTGACCACCAGAATATCCATAAAATTTCTGATCAGTTCCAAGAAAATAATGTACATTGACAAAGTCCCAGATAGCTTTAGGTGCAAAAAGGCCTGTTTCATAAACCAAAGTTGGAAATTCAAAAGTAGTAACTCCACCAGACTTAACACCAGTTGTTATAGAAGAATCACTATAAATTATTTCATTGTAACCTAGTTTTTTAACTCGAACAATTTTTCCGATGGAATCAGTTAAAGTTCCAAAAGCTGAACCGGAACCAGAGAAGTCATCTACATCTCCAATTGCAGAACGTTTCCAACTTCGAACTACTTGATTACCAAGACTGTAATTCCACATAAAGAAATAATTCCAGAAACTAGAAATTTCTTTAGCGTTAGAAAAAGTTCCTATACCAGTATCAAGAGGTTTGAAGTAATCTCCAGCTTGACCTTCAAAGAAAAATAAACCATCAGCAGTCCCGTTAGAAATTACTAACGCATCATTACCATTTAGAACGAATTCTGCAGAATCTGTAAATACATCGTGAGACCATCTATCATCATCGTCTCCAGTAAATTGAGTATAAACTGGAGTAGGAGATCCGCCATCGTTAGGAGTTATTCTATCCCACTCATCGTTAGCAGCATTATAGAGATAAGCATCGGTAGTAGTTAGACAGATCATATGACTAGTACCTCTAGCATCAGTATAGTTTATAATCTCCATACCATTACCAAGAAGAGGTAGTGAATCTTCACCTATGTATTCATAACCTAAAAATTTCCTAACCTTAGTATTCTCTACAACCATATTCTTCATATAAGGTGAAAAAGATTTATTTAGAAAAACCCGTTCAGAATCTCTATCTATTCCTTGAAGTGCTGCAGGTATATTGTAAGTTTGATAATGCATTTAATTTCCTACTGAAATTCGATCATAAGTTCTGTCAACATCTGCAACATAACTAGATTGGCCTATAGCAGTAATTTTATAATAATCACCTTTTTTAACAAACATTGTAAAACTTCCGCTTGCTCCTGCAATTGTTTGACCATCTCCCCACAAAGACATTCTACCTCTAATTGTAGTTGGCGGATTAGCTGCATCAGTATAACCTTTAAAATTGCATCTCATAGAACTTGTTCCAGTATTATAACAATTAGCAATAACCCATAAATCTGTTGCTGCTAAAGTAGATGATATTTCATCTGTTTCAGAAGTAGGAACTGCTGAAGTCTTTGTAACAGTAGTTTCCCAATCATTAAACTTTACAGAAGCAATCTTAGCATCAACGGTTGCAACATTAGCAACAGCAGTATCTTCAGTTGCTAATGCATCAGTAGCTGTCCTAACCCCATCAGGCAAAATTGCAACTTCAGTATCATCAGCTTCATTCTTGCCAGCTTTAATTAAATCTACATTCCCATCACCTGCTTCATTCCTACCTTCAACATAAGTATCATTAGCAGCAATACCTTTAGTAAAAACAGGAATTTCTGAAAAAGTTTGAACATTAGCCCAAATATTAGCTGAAGCCAATAGATGTGCATCTATTACAACCCAAGTTATTGGGCTTATAGAAACTAAAACTTTAAGTTCAGAAGTAGTCGTATCCCACCAAAGTCTGCCAGCATCATCTACTGTAAGTGCTGTAGAACCATCAGGTCGTAGAGTTGGAGAACTTGCAGTTGGTAGAAAATAAGATATAGCCGAACCTTGTTTATGCTCACCACCAGAATTATCATCACCAAGAGTTCTATGCTCTTTCTCAATAACAGTTTTAGTATCTTCTTTCCTAGACCTGTGCTCTCCAGGAAGATCAGAAATTAGTGTATGATCTACAGGCTTAGTAATATTCCACTCATCAGCCATTATTTATGTCCTTTTTTAGAATTCTTTTTACCTTTTTTCTTTCCTGATTTACAAGCCATTATTTCTTTCCTTCAATTTTTTGTTTCATCAAAGCAATATCTGTAGATTGTATACCTTGCATCTGAATAATAGATTCAAGTTTTGAATTAACACTAGTTAAAACATTTAAAGTATTAGTAGAAAGTGCTGCTTGTTTCTGATCATTTAATTTACCTTGAACAATTTCTTTTGCATGAAGTTCAAGAGTTGCAGTGTGTTTTCCAATAGTTGTCTTATTTTGATCTATGTCACCAACTACAGAACCACAAGCAAGAAGTAAACCTCCAACTGTGATAGCTGTAAGAATAATAGTACAACCTACAGTTACAGAACTTTTTATAATACTAGAACTAGAACTAGATTCTTCTGTCATCTGTTTTCTCCTATCGCAAATTAGTTTTTCACCGGATGAAATTCTATCAATACCAATTAGGAACTTCTTTTACATAAGTTTGAGAAACTCCTTCTAAACCTGATGTAACTATAGAGCCATTACCTACATTAGGAACACCTCGTTCAGCTTGACTTTCTTGAGCTATCATTGTATCATTTTCTATAGCCAAATTCAAAGATGAAATTGCCTGACCCATCCACTGTTGAGCTTTATCATATTCATGATAAGACATAAGAAGTTTAGAAGTCACATATTCTTCTACAAAAATATCTAAAAGTTCTATTGGGCATTCAGTAGAATCAGAAGCAAAAACTTGCTCAACAGATCCTCGAATATACAAAGAAAGATCAGCTTCAACAGGCCGATCAAATATTATAGATCCTGAAATCTTTGTAGCATTTATTGGCCAACCTTTCATATTATCGCCAGGATAAGGATACTTTTTATCAAACCAAATATTAGACTTTAAAGTTAATCTATTAGATTTCTCTACAGAAGTGTTATTCACAATTCTAAGAGTTCTGATATTGACCCAACTATTAGCAGATATATCTACAGACGTAGCATCTTCAATAATAGGATAAGCAACTTCAGTACTAGCATCTTGGAAAGAATGTTTCGATATTGCAATCTTTAAACTTGAATCACAAAGTTTCTGAATAAGAGTAATCTTATCAGTTCTTTGAGTATTTAAAATTACAAGTTCTTGAATTTCTAATCTAGTCCTAGCCATAGATTACCTCGTAAAAGTTTTTCCTTGAGCTGCAGGAGTTGCATCAGAATAAGAAAGATTTAATTTAGGATCGTACTTAAAAGATCTATCAACTGTATCAGTATTAGCTGGAGAAGAATTTTGATGCAAGTTTACACCGATATTGATATCTCTAAGAATTGGTGGTGTAGTTATAAGCCACACACCTTTATTAGAAGCGTGAGCAGCTCCAACAACTGCACAATCAGTCCAAGTTGTTGACACTTCACCAGTAGTTTTATGAAACATATCACCAGTGTTAGTATCAAAAAAGATCGCATATAAATTACTATAGCCATCATCTGGGATAACCAAAGTTCTAGAGGGATAAGTTGCCATTATATTTCCTATCTAAAAATATTATTAAAAAGTCTTTGAAAACTATTTGCAGGGTAAAGAACATCTAAAAGAGATCCATCACCAATTAAAACCAATTCAGTACCAGTCACATCACCAACCGTAACTCCATAAGCCCCATCAACTAAGTCACCATTCTCATCATACATTGGGAATATAATGTCACTTGCATCGCCAGATGCTTTGAAGTTGAGTGGGACGTACAGGAATTTGATATTGGGGTCATAAGCAAGTATCGCCTGACGTATCGCCTCGGCGTTGTATCTGCTGTTTGCGCAGGCTGTGTTTATTGCTACGCTTAGTCCTGTGTACCATGCCTCGTCCATCGTGTCAGTTACGGCTGAGAAGTCGAGGATGAATTGGGGGCCAAATTTGGCTTTGGTATACGAAGACAGTGAGTAGGCTGTAGTGGCAAGCCTAATTAGCGTCGCCGACGATGCGTCAAGCCCAGAAGCTGCATCGGTGCTTAATTTAACACCGTCGGCATAAAGCCTAACATTCCCATCACCCGATATATCAAAAGCTGTCAATGTGCTGTGAGTGTTGTTCTCAGTTATCAACTGCTGGCCAGAATCATACGGAGAGACTCCAGACCACGCTGACTGCACTTCGTCTGGGTCATTGAATCGCCTTACTAGATACCCAATGTTACCGGAAGTTTCTGCACTTAGCAATCTGGTGAAATCAGAATTATCCCTATCCACCTCAAACACCGACAAAATCCCAAACGGCTTGCCACCTGCAACAAGGTAATTAAGCTCATTGTACGGTGGGTGTAAATCAATATGTGACGGAGCTATGCCCGAAGTCTCCACCCCAGGCGAGCCTGTGGCTGTGGGGAGGTTGGTGGGGCCATAGTCGATGGTGGCGGTGCCGATGGCGGGAGGAGTGCCTCCTAAGTCAGGTGTGTAATTGCCAATAACAGCAGTTGTTGTTAACCACCTAGGCCGTAAGCCTTCTCCACCAACTAGTTTATTTATGTAATAATTGCCATTATCTCGCATCCATACATACCAATAACTCGTCCCACCAGCCCCGTCAGCATGAGTGTCCCTTGACCTTCTAACCCATTCGCCATTATACTTGCCAAGAGGCTCCGTGCCTCCTGAAAAGTCTTCGTATACGATATCGTAAATACCAACTGGTCCGGTTGTTAGTTCGTAGAGGGTAATGGAACCGATTGTTATATCAGTTCCATTTACACTGCCACCAATTTTCACAAAGTCGTCTATTGCAACGAAAGTGTATGTCCCGGAGGCGGCTATTAAACTGTCTATATTGCTCAGCCCGTTCTGCAAATATACATAACCGCTAAGACGCTCTGAGATTGCGATGGTAGCAAGATAAGTTTTTCCAGGGGTTAAGCCAGTCTTTTTAATCGAACATTCACCATCAACACGCACAAACCTACAACCACCCGAAACACCTTCTGTTACTGAATTACTACCTGATTCAACAACTGTCCATCCATCAGGGTTATCACCAGTCCAATTAACGAAGCTGTCATCAATAGCCGTTGCAGCCGGAACCATAAGATTCCCGCCAAGCACCAGACTCTTGAGATTAGCAGATTCCACAGGCTGTAACGGGTAAACGTCAAAGCCGGTACAACTCATTGTATCGCCGATGGTGGGATTAACGGGTATTATCTGCAACCCCGACGCGGTTGCTTCGCCTGCCTTAAACACACCGTCATACAGGCCGTCAGTCCTTTGTTCGATGGGGTCGCCGCCCGCTGCCTGAACGGAAAAATTGGCCTGCGAGTTCTGCAACGACATATTACTAAATGAAGCAATAAATCCGTACCAGCGACCGGGTATAAACTGGCAGGATGGCAGTTCGATAATGGGGTCGTCGGAACCATCGGTGTTAACATAATCGAACTTATGCGTGGTCGTGTTAAGCGTGACGTTGGTTGCGTTAAGCGTCCACATGCCCGCCGGTACGTCGATTAGATCACCGTTCTGGATCATTTTAACATGCTGTGCTACGTCTATCATAATTCACCCTCCATAGCCGGAACAGCAAAAGGCTTGCCCGTCAGTCGGGAATGAGTTCCTAAGATAACGCCCATTATGGTAATGCCTGGGAGTGTCTCGTTCTCCGGCATGTATTTGCGGTTAAGTTTTAATCGACTCCAGACATATTCGCGCGTGACGACAATTTCAGTCTCCACGCCGTCAACCGTCTCTATTCGTGTGTAGAAGTTACCTTCGACCGCATTTATCATGTCGATCACAGGAGCCACCTGCCAAGTCAAGAGCCGGAAATTAGGCTTACGAGTCCAGATAACATCGTAGTACCCCGCCTTAACCTCGTCGGAGAGGTCAAGCTTGTCAAGCTCGCTGACAAGGAGTTTCTCTGACTCCGGTGCGTCATCGCTTAATATTATTGGCCATTCATTCATGATTAAGCATTTATCTTAACAACAGTAGTTCCGTCTACAGTACAAATGTAGGCATCTTCATTAGTGTAATCCCAACAAAGATCACCTTTCAACATAGCAGATCCGCCTGGAACTCCAGCAGACTGAAAAGCTCTCCTCTTCATATTATTAAAACTCTTCATTCCTGTCTTAATAAAAATCTTTTCCATTGTGGTAGTACCGCTGCCTGCTACAACTTCAGTTGCCATAATTTAACCTTTCATAATTCGTATAAGTTCTTTAATTCGAACTTCTTCATCAAGCCTATCTTCTGGACTTACAAATTCAGGAAAACAAACTTGAACCATTTTTTGAAATATTCTATAGTTATCAGGTGTTATAGAAAATCTATGAGATAAATGTCCAATTCTAACATTACCATCAACTAAAACTTTTACACCTGCTTTTCTCAAATTCTTAAAGAATACTACATCTGATAACATAAACTTCTTACTTTTAGGATCTAGCTTTAAATCAAAGTAAGGTTTAGGCATATCTCTAAATACATCTGCCTGCACAAGACTGCATCCCAGACAAGCTAATTCAACTTCAATCTTACTTTCAGTTTCATCCTTATGAGGTATATATTCAAACCTATAAGTTTCGCCATCTTCATCTATAACAACTGGAATCGGTTCATAAGGCCAGTTTCTGAAAGGATAGTAACCAGAAACAAAATCAACTTTATGTTCTAAAAGTTTCGGTAAAGTATCTTTACAATAAATATTATCATGCTCCATAAAGAACAGATATTCACAATCATCTTCTAACGCATTATGAACTAATGTATTTAAAGCATCTTGCTGACAAGTATCATAAACATGATAAACTCTTAAATCATAAAGTGTAGCCCAGTAGTTAACACAACCTAAATGATTACGATAAATTTCAGGTTCTAAACTTCCAGAACTAGTAATCAAAATCCCAACTCTTAAATCTTTATTCACAGTTAACCTCTTTCACAAAGTTAAAAATTAGGGCAGGCATATTTCATCCTGCCCTATTAAATTACAGTCTACAATTAAATACTGCGTTGACAGTAGTAGTTGTAGTAACAACAGCAATAGCTGCAGTCGGAGCAACTGCACCATATAGAAGTGGTACAACTGAACTAGTTGCCAAGGTGTCTGCAGAGTTTGCAGGAATCAAAGCTACACCAAATGCAGCTTTAGTCGCAGTCTGAGCAGCAAGAATAACACTGCCAGAACCTTGACACTTAATCCAACCATATTGCTGGCCTGGAACAGCTGACTGCCAGAACCCTGCAAGATTTGCAAGATTAGCTGTCAGCGGTACATGAGCTACATTACGAACAGTAGTTTCATAACAAGCCGCACCATTTACAGTTGCAGTAATGGTAGAAGCTTCACCATTCTGCACCCACTTATACACATTGCCAAATTCATCTCGCCTGATAACACCTTTAGTCTCTTTATCAGTACTAGAGAATTCGTCAAGTTTTGTCTGAAAAAGAATCTTCTCAGCCATAATATAAACCTTTCTGAATTAAATTAGCTAGCCCAGCGGAAGTAACCATGACGACGAGGCTGATTAGTAGTTAAACCTGCAGCAGTACAAACAATATAAGCTACACGTTCCATAGCATTAGTACCAACACGCCACTCAGTCATATCGAACCAAACACCTGGATCATATACATACTTCAAATAATCCATATTCAAGAAGAACATTTCATTACCTAGAGAAGGTTGACCAGTTGCAGCTTCAAGCTTATTAGAATAAGTGAAAGTTGCACCCTTGAATGTAAGTGTTTCAAAACCAAGATCAGCCGCAGTCTTATCAAAAGCAGTTCTAACAATCTGCTGTTTATCAGAAACTTCATCTTCATAAGCTTCGTACAAATTCTGAGAAGCAAGAATGAAGTTCGGACTAGCCTGACCATTAGTAATACTGTTATAGATATGAGCCATATCAGATCTAAGATTCAAATCAAATGGAGCTGTACCATCAAGAACTTTATTCGTTCTATCAAAACTAGTAGCAGTCGTACCGGCCCAGTTTCTCCACCAAGTATTAGTTCTGTTAATATAACCATTATTAGTACCAGAGTTCCAAGCATCTCCATCAGAACCAGTACCACCAGATGTACCAACTGTAATAGCTGCATAAGGAGCACAAACATCATAAAGACCCTTAGGTTGAGCAATAGCGTCCCAAGTTCCATACTGATGAATCATAGTCTCAATATCCTGAGAAACGGATTCCTTAGCAATCTCAATACGTCGAGCTACATAAGACTTAATCATAGACTTACCACGATTCTTCTGATCGTCAGTAAGACTTCTATTAACATCTACCAAGAAGTATGCCCAATCCCACCTAGCCATAGTATCAAGAGGAACTTCATTCTGATCCAGAATAGAACCCTTAACAAATCGCTGAGTAGTTTTCTTACCATAACCCACAGTATCGGTATAATATTCTCCACCTTCTTGAGGATGCATACAACCGAATTCTCGCAGAGCTAACCAAACAACATTACTTTCCATAATATTATCTTCGACTTCTGCTTTTATTTCATACCAAGTATTGACAAAATCATCGTCAATAGTTTTGGTCAACACAGGAAGAGTTGACATATAAATTCTCCAATCTTAGATTGAATTAAAAATTAGTTAATAAACCGAAAAATTTATACCATTACTGTCCTCCCCTTCTAGACTGAACTCTAGTTATAGCTTCTTCCAACTTACTTGCGAATTGCCTTTTCCTAGAAACTTTCCGTCCTTCAGGTTGCCTTTTGTTTCTAACTACAGCTTCATCAGCCGCAGAAAGATCTTTATCTGGCTTCTCACTAACTATATGTTTAGAAGCAATTTCACCTTTAGCTTCTTTCATTTTTATCCAATCATAAGCATCTTCAATAGAAAACTCCTGATGCTTTTTAAGAACTTCTCTAACTTCATCTTTATAATTATCGAAGTCAGGATTTTTAGATCTGATAGTTTTAAGTTCTACATCAGCTTCTTTCTTCATAATATGACCAACTACTTGATCAAATTTACTTTCCAAACCTTTAAAGTTTTCATCAATAACTAAAGAAGCTTCTTCCCTATTAGCATCAATAGCACCTTCAACAACTTCAGCAATAACTTCAAACATTTCTGCATTTGTCAAAGAGTTGATATCTTCTGTAGAACGTTTCGGAGTTTCTGACTTCTTAATTCCAAAAGCATCTTTTAAATCTTTTTCTTTAGCAAGTTTATCAGACGCAGCTTTAGCATTAGCAGATCTCATTTCCTCAATTTCTTTATCTTTTTCAGAAATCAAATTTGTAGCTTTATCAAGTCTAGAAGAAAGCTCTTGCATAGTCTGCTGCATTTCAAGAATTTGAGGATTAGTTTCTTCTTTTTTCTCTACAGGTTTTTTATTTATTACGTCTTTAGTTTCCACTATTTAACACCTTTCAAAATTTTAGTCTCGTCTTTATTTTCTACTTTAGCCTTTGCTTTAGCTCTTTTTGCTTCAATTGCTTCTTGCAGTGTTGCACGTTTTGGAGTATCTTGAATAGGTACAACTATTGGTTCTTCAGGGATCACACCTTCAACAGCTTCGACTACTTCAACTTCTTCTGCAGGTTCAAGATTAACTATCTCAGTTTCTGAACTATTCACAGCTTTATTAGGTTTAACATCTAAAACAGTCGGCTCATTAACAATATTAGAAAGTTCAAGATCAGTCATATCTCGTTTAACTTGTTTCCGATACTCTCTAATATTATTCCGATAAGTTTTCTTAACAGCTAAAATAAGCCGATTAAAAGTTTTCTTATTAACATGAGGTCCTGAAATTTTAACACAAACTCTACCGTCTTGACCTATCAAAGCCACAAACTTTGACAATTCTTCTTTCACTTCTTCGCTCACAGTAATGCTCCTAATTCTAAGTTATGTTTGTTAGCATAATTAACCATTTCCTTTTTACTATAAAATGTTTGAGGCGTAGATGCCACATGCTCTAAAGTAATACCTTCTGCAGGAAAGACGTACCCATTACAAAGTCCAGGAACTGTTTCCATCTTCTCACCACAACACTCTGGATTATCTGCAGACATAGGTTGAAATTGATTATCTAATCTTTTTCCGCAAGTTTGACATTTAAAATCATAAGTTGGCATAATAATTATCCTGGTAACTGAGGTGCAGTTTGAGGTTGAGCTTGAGCAGGTTGCTGAGAAACTCTATTCATACCACTAATTAACTTTTCAAAAGCAGGATCTGCAGCAGCATCTACAAGATGTTCAAATAAAGCTCCAATATTTTCAGGAGGAACTAATCCAATAAATTGCTGAAGAACCATCATAGCTTCAACTTTTCGTTCAGATTTACTAATTATTCTTTTTGTATGAAGCATAGTAGAATAACTGTAATCACCTTTAAGTTCTGCACCCGTAAAGGTAATCGGTCTACCTTCACTCATAATACCTCTAGGTTTAGTCCAAAAAGTAAATATGAAATTATTAAAACCTTTAATACAGTCACCATAAAGTTTTCTGACACCATCTATCCTTCTACGTTCTCTCTTATCAGAACCTGCAGCAACATGAGAAACTTCTCTAGCCGTAGTTCGTTTAGAATCAAATTCACCAGTCTGATTCTGAGAATATCCAATAGCTTCCCGAGCTGCAGTTCTGTTATTATTACTATCTAAAATATAATTATAAGTATTAGTTCCAGAAATAGTTTGAATAGCATCTCTAACATTCCTATTAGTGCCTTTACAAAAACCTACTGCACCAACATCACCACCTATCCATTTCTCAGCTTCATCAGGCTCAATAATACTTTTATCTACCATATATCTCATAACATTAAGACGTCTAGTTTTAGTAGCTTGAATCGCAATATCATTCTCTTCTGCCTGATTCTGACCAAGATAATAAGCTTGAGGTGTAGTCCAAAAACTTCTAGTCCCTGGAATAAAACCTGTAGTTATATAAGGCATACCATAAAGCTGAAGAGCATCAACATCTTTCCGTAAAAACTTATCATAGTCAGGAGTTATAACAATTATCTCTCCAGTCTTACGATCTCTAATTTCCCAGATCTCATTAAAAATCACAAAAGTATTTTGAGTATGAGAAGAACTTTTAATGTAATCAGTACGTCTAACAGGAGGTCTCTGAACTCTCCTATCATTATTCATATAAGCTTCCATAGAAATCTGAGGTTCAAGATTCTTAGTATTAGAATACTTAGGATCCTTCTTCAAATCACTATTAAGTCTGATAACTCTATGAGCACACCATTGAGCGTCTTCTATATTCTTACAACCCCAAGGTACAACAAAGTCTTTAGGATTAACAGCTCTAGCCCACGGCATTCCAGGATGATAATCATTATACTCAATCCGATTACCTTTTTTATCGAACTGAGTAAATGTTGAACCTGATCTTTCACCAACAACTATACCAGAATCATAGTCAGGATCCCATCCCCACTCACTATCATAACCTAACTTAATAATAGCTTTTCCTTTAAGATAATTATGAAGTTCAGCCTCTTCAACTGCTTGTTTCAAATTAGTCTTTCTAGTTAACCAATTATCAACAGCTTCAAGCATTGGAACTTTATCGACAGCACTAGGAGTTTCAGCTTGAATAGTAAATTCAGGTTCAGGAACTATAAGACCTGATAATAGTGAATCACCCATACTAAAGATAAGATTAGCACCAACTGACGCATCACCATGAGGGCTATTGTAGAAATCTTGTTCAAGCTTATCCCAAGAATCTTCGTAACCATAAATCCGACGGTACTCAAGACCATTCTCGATCTCTACCATCCAATCTTCAGGAGTCATTTTAGCCATGAGCAACTTGTCCATAATAAGATCTGATATACTTAGGATTCACAAGATCTTTCCTATTACCCATATCAAACCGATAGTTTTTCTTTTTATTATTTCTCTTCCTAATTTCATTTATAATGCTAAGACCTGAATTAGGTTGAGCCATTTTCAACTGATATTCTTGAACTTCATGTTCGGCATTAACTTCTGCCCAAAAAGCTAACTGAAGTTGTAATGCATCAGGCAAATCATCATGAGCACCTTTAGGAAATGCAAGCAATTCCCGTTCAAGATGATCATGTTCAACTTTTATAAAAATTCTATTATTACTAAAAAACGGTTGTAAAGCACGAATACGATCTTCTTTAGAACCTTTAAGACCTTTAACTTGATTAACCATAAAGTTTCGACCAAGTTTATTCTGCTTTTGCTCTAACCAATAACATAAAGTCCGTTGATAAGATATAGCCTCAATAACAACTTCCATCGGACTGTATTTAGCTTCATGTCTAAAAATCTCATTGATCAATTCACCAGGAGTCATACGTTCTCTAGTATACTCAACAACATAGATATGACCATTCTTCGGATTGATTCCAGTTGTCATAACTACATTATAGTCAGGATCTTCAGACTCTTCCATATCAGAAGCAGCAGGGTCAACTGACGTACAATACAAAAGATTATTTGGAAGATCATTCCAATAGTTAATCCACTTCCGCTGAAATACTTGGTTCGAAGCACTTGTCGGATTATTCATATAAAGAGCGGAAAACATATAAGGACCCAAGTCCCGCTCTAAATCCGCTAAAGTATTAGCATCAAACCTATCCCAAACTATATCACCTTTAGGATCTGGTTTACCATTAGTTTCACGAACAGCTCTAGTAATAACATTATAACTAGAATTATTCTCGATAACCCAAGATAACAAATCTCGTTCAGCCCAACGTGTTCCAACTATAAGAATCTGAGATTCTCTCGGATGGATAAGTAGAGGATGAACAAGTCTATGCCATCCAATAGCTTTCTCAACTTCAGCCTTAGTTGGCTGCATCATAATACCAGTTAAAGCATCTTTAGATGGACTAACTGTATCATCCTCTATTACCAAATCATAGTGCCGAGATACAACAGCAGTACCAATACCAGCCGCTTCAAAAGTTCCTTCAGGAGCCGCTGACTTCCTATTAAGTGTCAAACACTCAGACTTCCAAACAGAATTGCGAGTTGGAAGAACTTCAGGATAACAAGCTCGAAATAATTGATTCTGTTCTACTAACTGTCTTATATTGTAAAGTTTCTTACAAGCATTCCCGAAAGAGTTCTGCGTAATAAGAATTCTAATATTCGGATTATTAACAGCTCGCCAAAGAGGATAACCAATAGAAGCTATCGTAGATTTAAACCAGTCACGAGGAAGAATAACGACTTCCCTAGGATTCTCTTTAAACTTTTCAAGCTCATTACAAATCGGAAGATGAATTTCCGCAGTCAATAAATCAAAACCTAAGATAGCTCGACAGAAAAAGAATAAAGAATCCTTCCCTTTCTGAGAAATTTTATCAATAGTATCTTGTTTAAGTTCTAAAGCCATAATTTATTCACGCTTCAAGAGACGCTCATCGCCTCCGCTTCGCTTCGTCTTCCTTCGCTTCGATCGCCTCCGGCGACCTTATGGCGGTTTTACGTTGGAATGAACCGATTTTTAGAACATGATTCTGAGTTTAAATCCGAAACAGTGTGATGACCTCATTCCAACTTTGGCATAGACCGCCAGAACTATGTTATTCCAATAAAGTAAGGCCACCACACTGAACTGTGAAAGAAGCAAAGACGAGAAGCTTTGAATTTAGTTTTCAAACTCTACATCTTGTACTGTCGTTTCGGATTTTAAGTTTATTTTGGAATCTTGTGCCATTTCCAACTGTATTGTTCTTTCGATCCGAGCCAAGTCTTCTTGATCCAGAACGAATATTGTATTTTGAGTATTTTCCGTTTTTGTAAGTTTGGGATATCCAGCCCGATCAAGAATATCTGAAGCTGATTGACGGGCGATAGAAGGAGAACATTCATCTGTCCCATCTACAAAACCTACAAGTTTATCAACAGCATTTTTAGCACCCTTCATTAATCTTTCATTTACATATTCCTGGTCTGAAACGGATTTAGCTAGGGAATCCTGAACTTGTGCATCCAATATAGCACGTTTTTGTGCAAGTTCATCCTGAAAAATCCGAGACTTTTTAATGTCTTGAAGATTCTGTGTAGTGCATTTCATGGCTTTAGCTATATCTACCAGTTTCCAGCCCGCAAGTAGGTAGTCCATTATGCGAAAATGGCGAGAAGATAAAGTTTGAAGTTCATAAGACATTAAGAATTTCATCCCGTGAAATACTGTGATAAATTTAAGAACGAAAAAAGAAATCCGTTACATATATAATATACGTTGAAAGTATAAATTACAAGGAAAAATTTGAAATTATTTAAAAATTTTTATGTCGGGAATTCGTGAAATTCTAAATGTTCGAAAGAACAATTCTGATCCGGCTGAAGATTGTGAACTAACAAAGGATTGTAAGTAAAATCCGTGAGCGTAGCGAAAGTTGATATTTTGTATCAATAATGTAGGTTGTAATTTGCTAGAAAAAATTTAGGAGAGAGTAGTACTACCCACCCACCCCCCTAGTTGGGGGTTTTTGGTCTGACAAATGTTTAATAGTTTAAAAACCATCTACATCCGGTATGTTCTACAACTATCTTACACAACAATACATAGTATAATTGGATTGTTAGATCAATTATGGAAATCCGAATCGGTTTTATTTATATTGTTTTAATATCGCCTAATAATTATTTTTGTTTTATCTCAAATTTTGTTAAATATTATTTGACATTTGGCCGATATAGTGTATATTATAATAAATGGAACGTTGTGTTTCATAACTAATCATTATTTTGCAGAAAGGTTTATCATGTATTACACTATTACAAACGCAATCGGAACGGAAATAACTGTTGACGACAAAACTTTTGTTTGTGGCAATCTGTACGCCTCTAAAACCAAAGCACCAAAGGATGCAGACTATTTACTTGCATTTAGTAAATCCGAAAATCCGGTTGATGATAAGGTTTGGCGGTTTGACGGGAAAGCGGATATTGATGCGGAACTGTTTGTAGAAGAAGTATCGGAAGAAGACCGTGATATTTTGGCTTGGAAATCAGAACGAATCAACATTCAAGCCAAAATCAGGCCGTCGAAAGATTCTAAGAAAGCAATCGCTGCTGAAAAACGTCAGACTGCTTTTGCAGAACTCCAGCGGCAGCAAACATCCGGCGAAATTACACCTGAAGAATTCTTCACCCGCACTCAGCAACTCCTTGCTGGAATGTAAACTGCATTACAACCACCGACTGTCGTCTTAACGGGTGACAGTCGGCTTCGTTCTTTCACAATTACAGAATTTCACCGAAATTGTCCCCCAACAGAGACTCTCAGGGGGGTGGGTTATCCGTGGGTGGGAGGTAGTTAGTTAGTATATAATAAAAAAATATATATATAAAATATCCACAACAGAAACATAGGCGATAAACCCGACACACAATCACACTATCTCCCGAACAACCCACCCCCCTACAAGTCTAACCCGAACAACAATTTCCATGAATTTCTATCTCGACCTACGGTCGTAAATAAAGTAACCGATTTAACTAACATAACATTAAGAATAAATAATAACACTAATGAAATATAAATCACAATTTCATCGGGTGAAATACTAATTGTGTAAACACAAGAAAGGAAACTCTAATGAAAAATTATATTGGCTACTTCACTAATAAACCTAACATATGTGCTAGAATAAAAGCAAAGACTATTAGAAATGCTGCAAGACAATTTGCAGACGGACATGAGATAAAAGCAATTAGAATATTAAATATTGAAGATACAGTCGCAACATTTAAAACTTGGAAAAGAGGAACTTTTAAAATTGAATTTGCTACAGATTTAAACTAACAAATGTTCACACTCAAAATCCGTGACATTCCAACGTCAAACCGCCCAGTCGCCCGTAATGAGTGAAAGGCGAAGCGAAGCGGAGACGAACGAATGGAGGATAAGCGACAAATGTGAATACTAATTAAACTAAGAAAGGAAAAGACATAAAAATATTTCTAATCATAATTACTCACATAGTTCTATTCTACATCGGATATCAAACTGGAGTTAAATTAGTTGAAACAATGTTTTAAAGAAAGGATAAATTATGTTATACTTATTAAAAGATAGAAAAAGTAATGGCTATGATGTTATGGATAGCTGTATAGTTAGATCTACAGATCCTAAAACTGCAAGAAAATTAGCTAACAAAGTTTGTAAAGATGAAGGAGAAATATGGACAGATTGTCAAAGAGTTTCTTGCAGAAGTATTTCTACTAATGCAATGCAAAATCCTAGTAAAGTTATATTAACATCTATTAGAAACGGTTAAAGGAGAAACAAAATGGCTAGTGAAAGTTTAAACTATTGGAAGGGCAGACTAATAACTGCAAGAAATAGATATAATTTAGTCTGTAGCAAACCAAACAGAGAAGAACTACTAATGTGTAAAAGAGTAGTCAAACGAATTGAAACTACATTATTTGAAAGGAAGAAACTAAAATGAGAAAATTGCTATCTAATGACTGGATTCAGCTCGGGCTGATTCTAACAATCTTATTCATCATGTCATTCTTACAAGGTTGTGAGTATCAAACTGTAACTCACAGGAGAGTTGCACTGTTTTATAAGAGTGAGAATAACGGAGATGTTTCTAAGTCTCGAGACATTGGATCTTTCACTCACAAGAGGTCTGGAAATAAGACAGACGAAGCTCTAAGAAAGTTCTTCAAAACGAAGTAAATATTTATTCAGAGACTATAATGGATGATAGTCTCTGTGTAACTATTTAATAAAGTTTAAAGAAAGGAAAAAAGAAATGACTAAAAGAGAAGCATCAATCGTATCAGCATTTACAGGTATAATGCTTGGAGATTTTAGTGATCTACACAAATATGTCGAAGAAATAATGGAAAGACCTGTATTTATTCATGAGATGGGTGATAGAAGAATAGCGTCTGAAATTAAAGAAAATGCTAGAAATGGCTTTACGAATTTAATAGTAGAATAACAGAAAGGTGAAATTATGCCGAGAGAGCAAAGACCTAAAGAAGTGCAAGATTTAGAACTAATGCACAAAAATTCCAATATAGAACAAGATTTAAAGAATACTTCATACTTTCCAGATCAACTACAAGCTTTTATAATGGATAGAGATATTCATGGTTATAATCTTGTCAAAAGTCTAGTATATCTAACACTGTCAAAATACTTTAATGGAGAATGAAAATGTCTAAAACTAACCCGAATAAAGTTGCGGCTAGAAATATCCTAACTGCAACTTTCAAATCAATTCTAGAAGTTGTAGATGCTTGTGATCTTGAAGATTGTATAGATTACAGCCGAGCTAAAGCTTTAGAAAATGAGTTTAAGAAAGATGTTCCAACTATATTTAAAAAATAAGAAAGGCTTCAAAGATGAAAGAATTAAATAAAATAAGAAAGGCTTTAAAATGACAAAATTTAGTAAAGGTGTTTGGGTATTCAGGAAACATTGCGAAGATAGTCAATGGTTTGGAAATATTATATGCAATTATGGCAAAGTTAATAATATAAACACTATTAGAACTATCACATGTCATACTACATACGGTACTCCAGAAGAAAATGAAGCTAATGCTGTACTTACATCTTCTGCTTATGACTTATATTTTACTTTAGATAAAGCTTTAAAATACATTAAATCTATAGAAAAAAATCAAGATGTCTATCCTTATGAAGTAATTGTACCAGCTGAAAAATTGTTAACTAAAATTAAGAAAGGTAAACTATCATGACACAAGAAGAAAAACAACTCGAACTGTTAGCTCTTAAAGAGAGCTTTGAATCTGCAACTATAACAGCGGAACAGTATACTTCTGGTATAGTTCACATTATGAATCTGCCAGAAAATGTTCCTTTCTCAGCTACTAGAAACCTCGGGCTGAAAGTGGATGAAAAAACTAAACAAATATTGGTAGGAAAATGTAAGATACCTTTTAATTCTGAAGATAAAAGTAGAAAACTTCGTGTTGCTACTTTTTTGAAAGATGATTCTGAAGAAGAAAGAAAGCAGAGGAAATTTTATGAAAACTAAATCAAAACGTAGAAAAAGCCGTACACCAAGAATTTTAACTGGAAACCATCCATCTTTAAAAACTGTTTGTAAACCTGTTACCGATTTTGAAATAGCAACTAAAGTTATTCGAGATCTAAAATACTGTCTTGATAAAAGAAAGCGTGGTGTAGGACTATCTGCTAATCAGATCGGATCTGATCTTAGAATTATTTTAGTCCAAACAAAACGTGCATCTAACTATAATGTTCCTGGATGGCCTGCAGAATTTACAGCTATGATAAATCCAGTTATAACTGATGCTTCTGTAACTACTAATATTGCAACTGAAGGTTGTTTATCGTATCCTGGAATATATAAATCTATTAAAAGATCTTCTAGAATAAATGTGAAATACAATACCATTGATGGCAGTGAGCATTACGTTATGTTCTCAAATTTTGAAGCTCGAATCATTCAGCATGAAATCGATCACTTAAACGGGCTATGTAGAATTTCACCCGATGAAAAAGTAAATTGAAAGGAAACTTATGACTCTAAACGATCAACAGCTAACAACTTTAACTAAAAATATTGTAAAATATTGCATAATTCCGCAACTACCTGACACGTTTTCTTGCCCAAGCTATGAGAATATATTCAAAGCTTTTGAATGTTTACAAGATAGTTGGATGAGCTATGAAAAATGGTTAGATCAAGATGTAAACACGTGTGAACAAGTGGATAAAATTTATTCTGATATTAAAGATAATATTATTGAAAGTTTAAAGGAGATTTATAATATCTAACCGATTTAACTTAATAATTTATTTCTTAAAAACACGGTAGTAAAATCCGATCATTCCAACGTAAAAGCCGCCCGAAGAAACGCCTAGCGTTTCATAGTGAGGGAAGCTTAAGGCCGTTAGGCCGTAGCGACGAACGTGCGTAAGCAATAAGAAATAAAAGAAAGGTTTAAAAATGACAACTGAACAAAAACTACTAACCATCAAAGGTGAAGAACTGAGCAGGTTGCTGGGTGAGGTGTTGATCGGCGAAATTAAGCAAAAAACAATAACGCTGAATTGCCCTTGCGGGTGGAAGCCAAGGCCAAAACTGAAACATGGGACGTGGAAATACAAGTGTCCGTATGTTAATTGTGGTGTGGTATACTTATTGACTGAAGATATGTTTATTAAACGTGCCAACCACATTACACTTATCTGGCCTGAGGCAATGAAGTGGCGTGACTGGGCTGTTGGGGAATGTGGTTGGGAAGAATTTTGTAAGAATTTATTTAAAGTGGCTCATAGTCTAGGAGTATTTAAACCTAAACATTCTAAGACTATTTACGAGTGGATTACAATTGAAGCTCAGCCAGAGCACTACCTCATAACTGCTGCATTATGTAAATTGAAAGGAGAGCAAAATTGTCACCTAAAGAAATAGCAACTTTAAAATTACTAAAAAACAATTATAAAATATTTCTACCTCTTAACAGTCCGTCTGATGAACTAGTAATATTTTATAAAGATAAACCTCAACTTTGTTTGGTAAAACTTACTCGTGAAACCAAAAGAGGCCCAAACTTACTTTACGGAAATATTATTGATTTTTCTATCTATAATTATGTGATAGCTGTTGAAAAAGAAACTAAAAGAACTTGGCTAATACCTATAGCTGATATAGATCTAGATAAAAAATCTATGATGTTATCTGCTTATGCTAATCACTATTCTTTAGTTCCTCAAAATTTATCTAAAACAGTTGTAGAAAAGAAAAGAGAAATAACAGTAGCTAAAGTTACAGAAAAAGTTGTGAAAGAAAATAAAGTAAAAACTCGAATTGAAACTAATGAAGATATTTTAAACTTATTATCGAAAGGTTAACTATGTTCTCAGGTCCAGGAGCTCATCCGTGTTCAGATATTGGTAGATTACAATCTGATATAAATAGAATTGATAGAGATTTAAGTAGAAAGGTTGATGCATATGAAATGTCTACGATCAATAGCAATGTGGCTAGTATGGAATGTGCCATTGAAGAAATTCGCTCCTTATATGATGGGTTTTGCTTTAAACTCGAAACCTTTGAAACAAATCAAGAAGAAACAAATCAAGAAATAATAGAATTAAAAGAATTATTATCGAAAGGTTAAAAAGATGGCTAAACTAATTGAAGATCAAACATTAAATAGTGCAATTATTAAAGCAACACAAGATTTAACTGCAGTGCATTTAAGAAATATTAAATCAGCATTAAGCGGTGTATATCCATTCTTATCAAATCCTAGTAAAGCAAAATTAAAAAGACATTTTAAATTGTTGAATGAATCTGCTGAAGCTCTTGCAAATGAAGCTATAGATCAGTGCAAGAAACGGTTTCAATAATTAGAATTTCATCTAAAATGTCTATAATTGTGGACAAAATTTTAATAAATAAATTTTAAAAAAATCCTGAAATTTATTTTGTAAAAATTCTTTTCAACGTATATTAACCATGTAAACAAATTATTTTATTTAACGAAAGGCAGAAAGTTATGCGAGAAGAAGTCAAGGTAGTAAAGTCTAAAGGTAAAGAAGTTGGCACTGTTACAGTAACTATCTACGAAACCGTAGAGGAACTAATTGAGAATGTTGAAGAGTCAGTTATCCTTTCTATGTTTAACAAGGCCAACGTTATTGCTAAGCAGGCTGCAGAACGCAATGCTCATGCACCGGCTAGACTTGGTAAGGGTAAGAAAATGGAGATGGCATTTAATCTTCTCACTATCGAAGACATGCAGAGTTGTGCTGGTGATTTCGCAGCTCTTCAAGAGTTGGCTGCAACGAAGCTTCCTGAAGTTGAAGCAATGCTTGCCGCTCAAGCTGGAACAGAAGCAGAGACAGTAGAAGCATAGTTTGTTTGGATAGCCGGGACTCAGACTGGCAACAGTGTGTGAGTCCTGGCTTCTCTTATGCTCAAATTTAAGAATTTCATATGGTGAAATACTATCATGTTCATACTAAATAACATAACTAAATTTTTTAATCTTTCTAAAGAAGAACAATTTGAAAAGGTTTATAAACTTCAAGAAAGACGAAAAGAAATTAAATTAGAAAATAAAAGACGAAAAGCAACTAGAAAGAGGAAAGCAAAAACTAAACAAACTAAAGAAGAAAAGATGTTAGCTATGCTATCACCTGAACTTCGAGAGATATTTCTTAAGAAAGGTTAAACTATGCTAACCTATAAAGAAGTTGAAAGACCTTGTGCATTTTGGGCTCATAAATATAAATCTAATAAATTTGAATTTAATGAACTCTTTAATGTAGCTTACTTAACCGCCATTAAACAAAAAACAGTTTTAACTTTACAAAAATCAATCCGAGGTGCGTTAATTAGATTCATGCAAAAGAGCCAAAGATTTACTTCTCAATGCAAACCTTTAGAAAATGATAATTTAAACTCAGGAGAAGAAAATAATCTAGCACTTTGTTCTGAAGAAAATAATTTAAAATCTTTGATAAATTCTGAGGAACTTGTAGCAATAATAGAAGAAGCTAACATTCAACAAAGTCAGGAATTTCTTGATATTTTGAACTTTATTTTTGTTGAAGATCTAACTCAAACAGAGATTGCACAAAAGTTTAATGTAACACCTCAAGCAATTTCGTACCGCTACAACTCAATAATAAATTCTTTAAAAACTGTGAGTAAAAGGAGAATGCTGTGCCAAAAGTAGATAAAAAATTTAATATAAAGTATGTAGACCCAAGTGGTCTAAACAAATTTAATCGCTGTCCGTTTTCATATTATCTTAGTCGTCTTGAAGGTTACCGTGACCCAAAACGTAACACCATAGCTCTAGACTATGGAACTTGTATGCACTCAGCTCTTCCTCACTGCTTTGATGGTGATACTGAAGAAGCTAAAGAAATATTCTGTAATAATTGGCAAGACTTCGGGCATGAAGGTCAAGATGATAAACGGAATATAGATAGAGCTTATGCTTCTTTAGAAGCTTTTGCTGAAAAACACAATCCTTTAGTTTGTCCGTTTGAAGTTGTAGAATTTGAATCTCCTGACATTGTTCATAAAGGTAATATTGATAAAGGTGAGACACCATATCTTATAAACATAAACGGTTCTTTGCCTCTTGCCGGTAGAATTGATATGGTTGTAAGAATGAAAGGTTCTGAACAACTTTGGGCTTTGGACTTTAAAACTTCTGCTGAAATTAGTCCAAGATTCTGGAACGGATTTCATAGATCAACTCAAGCTCTAGCTTATACTTTGGCTCTATCAGTTCTTAGCGGTGAAAATTGTCAGGGACTTGTAGTTGAAGCTATACGAACTTCAAAGACTAATGCTGAAAGTGCAATGGGTTTGAACTTTATTCAGGCTCATAACTTAGAGACATTTGTAGAGTTTGCAAATAAGACTTCAGATGAAATAATGAAGTGTAATGAAGAACAAAATTGGCCTCAAAAGTGTTCAGGTTGTGCAACTTATTCTATGTTTGGTCAGCCTGGATATTATTGTGACTATAAGAAAGTTTGTGATAGTTGTGATTGGAAATCTGTGTTGAAGTATTTTAGTAAAGAAGAACCTTTCCATCCTTTTGAAATGAAGGAGATATAAAAATATGAAAGCTAAAGACTTAAAAGAATTAAATCATCCACCTAAAATTTTACTTCATGGAGACGCAGGTAATGGTAAGACTGGTCTTGTTTCTCAGCTCTCTAATGGCTATCTTATGGACATTGATGGAGGCATGTTAACTGCTCTTAATCTTCAAGATAAATTTACAAAGTATCGACAAAATATAGAATTTGATACATTTAAAGATGAAAGTTTCAGAAATCCTCAAGGTTGGAATAAGTTCTATGCAAAACTTTTAAAGATTGCTGAACTTGTAAACAAAAACAAATGGGAATATGATGCTTTAGTTATTGATAGTATGACAGGTATTACTCAAATCATTAGACACTTTGTAATGTTTTCTAAAGAAGGTAACGCTCTTGCTGAGCCTAAGCGTGAGTACTGGGGCATGATGGTGAACTGTATGGAGTCTGTGTGTTCTATAATTATGACTTTAAAAGTTCCAGTTATTATTACTGCTCACGATTGTACTGTATATACGGAAGATAATAATGCTGAGTATAAAGTACTTAGTATGACAAAGAATCACGGTGAGAAAATACCTTGGATGTTTGATGAGGTATGGCTTGCTCAGATAAAAAAGAAAGGAACTAAAAGATGTTTCACCCTTAGTGGAATTGGTACGGCTGCAAGAATTGCTAAAAGTAAAATGAACCTAGGTAAAGATGTAAATCATACTGAAATTGGATTGCCAGGAATTTTTAACCTAATTGGTTATAAGTATGATTTTGAAAAACCTTGGAAAGATTCTACACTTAAAGCCGAAACTTCTGGAGTGCAAAGTTCTCCAGAACAAGAAAGAAAAACAGAAATAATCAAACCAAGTTCAGCAAACAATTTGCTGGCGAAATAGTTTTTAATTTAGAAAGTAAAGGAAAAAAGTTATGGCATTAGTAAACATTGATACCGCCAATGAAGAACTGTTGAAGAAACCTACATACACTCCTGCTCCGGCTGGAATTTATGAGTTCGCAGTTAGTAGTAATAAGATTCCAATTACTAAGTCTAAGAGTAGTGGTAATCCTATGATTGTTGTTGAGTCTAGATGTATTTCTGATTCACCTTATACTGGCGATGATGGATCTGAAAAGAATGCAAAAGGTTTAAAGTTTAAAGAATATTTTGTACTTGATGATGATTCTGCCTGGAAACTTGCACAGTTCTGTAAGGCTTGTGGAGTTGAATCTGATGGTGGTCAACTTGACACTGACGATTTCTTGGGTTGCGAATTTACTGCGAAACTTAAGATCGGAACTTATCAGAAAGAAGAAGTAGATGAAGATGGGATTCCTCAGCAGGTAACAAAGTTCAAGAATGAGATCGAAGAATATTTGTGGGAAACTGTTTAATTTTGTTTATTATTCACGGTTTAGAGAAAGTGATCTGATATATACTCTATTCAACACGCTATGTGGGCAGATCTGTGACAAGTCAACCTCGCTATGGGCGGAACGTGAATTTTTATTAGTCCTCCTTATGATTTTCTATCCGCGAATAGAGTTCTGATTAAGGGTAGGTATAGAAGCTTAACGCGTCAGCTTCGATTTAAAACCTGGGATGCTGCTATAGTGTAACGGCTAACACGCTAGCTAATGGAGCTAGTAATATAGGTTCGAATCCTGTTGGCAGTCTTAACTTTATTATTTAATTTAGAAAGAAGGTAAACTGTGAAATATTGTGACGATAAAGAAATTGAAAATCAAATCTGTGAAAAGAAGTTTGAACGGAATCAAGCTCAGATAGTTCCTATGGGTTCAGGTGGTGCTCCAATCTATGACTATGAAGTTTATAATGAAGAACTTCAAATTTGGAAAGGTAAACTTGTCATACCTCCAGGCTCAGGTGCTCCTGAAATAGTTTACTTTAGTCGAAAGTATCAACCTAAAATTAATGAACTAGATGCAATTTTTACAGAGATTGAAATTCTTGATACAGAACTTCTCGGTGTTCCTTTCATTATGGTTCCTAAAGAAAAAATGCTATTCGGATATTTCAGAGCTCCTGGTGAAGGTATTGTTATTCCTTCTAAACCTAGAATTTCTCGACCTCATAGACAATAATTTTAAAGAAAGAAAAATAAAGTGGCTTCTATCAATCTAGAACAATCACATAAAACTGTTTGCAAATACTGTGGACTGACTAAGAAGTCATTAGTCCCTGACAACTTTGTTTGCGGATCTTGTAAAAAGTTCTGCGAGCAGCAGTTGTCTGGGGCAGAGTTGAAAGAAAGAGATTATGAAGTTTCTATTATGATAGCTCACATGGCATGTAGTCCGTTATCAGAAACAGAACAGCAATTTATTTTAAAGATGTATAAGAAATCTGTAGCGGCTCATGAAAGTGTTTCTAATGAACAATATTTAGCTGTAAAAAGAATCTTAAAGAAAGGAAATCTTAAGTGAAAATAAATATAGCGGAAATTTTAATTGAAGATAGAGATCGAACTGAATTTGGAAATATAGAAGCTCTAGCTTTTGGTATAAAGAAACACGGACAAATAGCTCCGATTGTTGTTTCAAAATTAGATCCTCTTAAACCTGCTCCGAATGGAAAAGTGTATCGACTTATAGCTGGTGAAAGACGAACTAGAGCTTGTCTATTCAATGGAAGTTCTCAAATTGAAGCGATTTTATGGGAAGATTCTGACGAACTTGTTCATGCTGAAATAGAACTTGAAGAGAATATGAATAGAAAAGATCTGACTTGGCAGGAACAAGTTAAAGCAGTTGCTAAGTTAGATGAAATTAAAAGAAAAAAGTATGGCGATAGTCAAAGTGGTGATACCTATGGTCAAGCTTGGGGACTACAGGACACAGCTACATCTCTTGGAGTTTCAGTTGGCATGGCTAGTCAAGATATTCAATTGGCTAAAGATCTAGAATCTATGCCTGTCATTGCTGCCCAAGTTTCTAATCTTCCAAAGACTGCTGCTAGGAAAGTTATTAAGCAAGCTAAAGAAAAGAAACTGTTAGAGAAACAAATTGAGAATAAAGAACTTGATTTAAATCCGTCTATTCTTCTTGGAAACTGTTGTGATTTAGTTAAGGATTTAGAAGATAAAAGTGTTGATCTGTGGATTACAGACCCTCCTTTTGCAGTCAAGAAAATCAGTGATGCTGCAGAACAGTATGGTTATAACGAGACAAAAACTAATGTTGGGGATGAAGATATTATGCGGGCTACTTATAATATTCTCATTCCTGAAATGTTTAGAGCTCTTAAACCAGGAGCTCACGTATACATGTTCTATGGTTCAGCTTGGCATACCGAACTATTATCAATGCTTAGGATAGCTGGATTTGAGATGGACGATATTCCGCTTATTTGGGATAAAACTAGAGCATCAGTAATGCCAAGAGATTTTCATTATAGTAGCAGTTATGAACCAATCCTCTTCGGAATGAAACCTCCAAGAACTAGACCTCTAAAGAAGCCAGTTAAAAATATTTTAACTTTTCCAGCTATAGCCGGTCAGAAAAGAGTTCATCCACTACAACGTCCCGAAGAACTTCTTAATCTGTTAATAGAAAATAGTTCTCTCCCTGGCCAAGTTGTAGTAGATACTTTTGCAGGTTCAGGTTCAACTATTATGTCAGCTATGAAGTTAAAAAGAAAAGGTATCGGATTTGAAATTGATGAAGGTAACTTTATAAGAATTCAAGAATGGTTTAGTAAGGAATTGAATAATGCTACTTGATAAGAAAATCTATTTAGCTACTCCTTACTCTCATAAATATAAAGCAATTAGAATTCTCAGATTTAAACAAGTTTCGGAAACAGCTATCAAACTGATGAAAGAAGGACACTTAGTTTATAGTCCAATAACTTCATCTCATCCACTTTGTGAAATAGATGAAAGTTTAGATTTAGATTTTAATTATTGGAGAAATTTAGATATTAGTTTTATAGAATGGTGTGATGTTCTGGTTGTGTTAAAGTTAGATGGTTGGGAAGATAGTTACGGGATTAAAGAAGAAATTAAAATAGCTAAAAGTTTGGGTAAAGAAGTTGTTTATCTGGATTATGAATATCCTAAGAAAGGTTAATTATGTCTGTATCTGATATAGGTCCTCCAGACTCTAAGATCATGATAGTATCTGATGCTCCTGGAGATAATGAAATGAGCCGAGGCATCCCGTTTGTAGGTCAAGGCGGGAAGCTTCTCAAACATATGCTTCAACATGTTGGGATTGAGTTTAAAGATTGCTATTGCACTTATGTAGTTGACACTCAAGCTCCTGGAAAAAGGTTTGCAAATTTTTATGAAGATTCTAAATGTCATACACCTACAGATTTACTTCAAGCTTCTTGGGAAAAATTACGAAATAAAGTAGATCAAATAAATCCTAACATTGTTATAGCTCTTGGTGCGGAATCTTTACGAGCTTTAACTAATAGAAGAGGGATAGATAGTTATAGAGGCATGGTTGAGTTTTACAAAGAAACTAAAATCATTGCTACATATCACCCATCTTCTATATTAAAGAAATATGATTTCCATGTAATAGCTGAGTTAGATCTTGCTAAAGCAAAGAAGGAAAGTAAGAACAAAAAACATATTGTTCCGGCTATAGATTTCTGTCTCAAACCTAACATTACTCAGGTTATAGAATGGTTAGATGAAATTCAAGATGGTGATCGAATTTCTTTTGACCTTGAAACTATTGGTGATGATATTAGATGTATGGGTATAGCTAGAAATGATACAACGAAGTTAGTTAAAAAAGCAATAGTAATTCCGTTCATTCAATTTCCTAGCTCCACTATGGTAGTACCAGGGTCTTCAAATCTGATCTCCATAGATTCACATAGCAAAGTTATGGAGTCTTACTGGTCAGCAGAACAAGAAGTTTTAATTCTGCAGAAACTTTCCAAAGTTTTTGATAACTTTCAAGTTCAAGTTGTCGGCCAGAACTCCATTAACTTTGATCAGCCGAGAGTAGAAAAACATTTTGGAATCTATATAGCAAATCATTATATGGATACTATGCACGCCCATCACTGTTGTTATTTAGAATTTCCAAAATCTCTTAACTTCTTAACTTCTATCTACACAGATTACCAAAACTATTGGTCAGATAAAGTGACTGATAATGATATGTCTGAGTGGAAGTATTGTGCTATGGACTGTATTGTTACTTTAGATTCTAGTTATAAATTAGATTCTGAATTAAATAGCGGGACGAAGCAGGCAAATATTTACTTCAACCACATGCACAAGATGGCGATGGCTTTGTCTCGAGCTCAGCAACTTGGTATTTTAATTGATACAGATTTAAGAAGTCAAATGTCTAAAGAAGCTTTAGCTGAACTTGAAATTTTAAATAAAAGAGTTAGTGACGTTGCTTCTAAACTTTCTGGTAAAGAAGAAAATATAAATATCAATAGTCCAAAGCAGATTAAGAAATTAGTCTATGAAGATCTCGGATTCCCCGTTCAGAAGAATAAATTAAAGAAGCCTACTGTTGATGAAGTTGCTATGAAGAATTTACTTTCACGTTATCCAGATGAAACTATTTTGAAAGATATAGTTAGTTATAGAAAACTTAGAACTCTTAATTCTACTTTCTTAGAAGCATCTCTAGACACTGATGGTTATATGAGAACTAATTGGAATGCTAGTGGAACGAAAAGTGGTAGAATTAGTTCTGGTAAAAATAAGATAACTGGTAAAGGTATGAACATGCAGAACATACCAAAGAAAATCAGAAATCTTTACATTGCAGAAACTGGATTCTCTGTAGTTCGTGGTGACCTATCTCAAGCCGAAACTATGGTGGTTGCTGATATTCTATACCGCTGTGGAGATCCGACATTGAGAAAGAAGTATCAAGAAAATCCGAACTTTGATATTCATACTTGGATGATGGACATGATTAACTTCCACACTAAAGGTTCAGTTAAAGCTGATAGACAGATGGGAAAGCTTGCTAATCATAGTGGTAACTATATGGCAGGGCCAGGAGTTCTTGTAAACAAAGCTATGAAGTTTGATATTCCAGGAATCAATTATCATGTAGCAAAAAAGATTCTTGAAGCTCGACATAAAGCAATTCCAGGTCTGAAAGTTTGGTGGAAAGAAGTAGAAAAAATTCTCAATCAGTGTAGATGTATATCAACTTGTCTGGGTCGAACAAGACAATTCTTTGGTCGTCTTGACAACACAACTCTCAGAGACGCAGTTTCTTTTGAACCTCAATCTATAGTTGGTGATGTGAATAATAAAATCTTCTGGCGAATGTGTTATTATTTTAGAGATACTCCAGCAAAAGTCTTAATTCAGGTTCATGATGAAGTTGGAACTATTTGTCCTGACAACATGGTTGAAGATGTGATAGATGCTCACCGAAGATTTGCTAATATTCCGTTAGAAATAATTCATAATAAACCTTTAGTAATTCCAGTCGATATGGAAGTTGGAAAAAACTGGAAAGATTGTGAGGCAGTATGACTATAGAAGAACTGAATGATACAGTTTATAAATTTAGTAAATATTATAGTTCAGAAATTTGTAAGCATATAGTTTTTAGAAACTTTAATGTTGTATGTGTTAGATCTGTTAAAGACTTAAAAATCTCTTGTCCTTTAATAGTTACACAAACAGAATTAGAAAATAATAATTCTGATAAAGTTGAGCAATTTTTAAAGATGAGACTAATAGATAATCTTTATAATATGCGAGAATCTCTAAATGATGAGATTTGTAAATTAGAAAGAATAGAATTATGAGAAACATAATCAAGAAAATAAACAGTTGGGCTGAACAAAGAAATCTTAAAACTGGAAATGGATTTAAGCAGTTAGAAAAACTTGATGAAGAAGTAGGAGAACTTAGAGATGCTATAGAACTTTGTTTAGGTTTGTCTGATGATAAACTCCAAGTTTTAAATACTGAAATAGTCGATGCTATAGGAGATATTCAAGTTGTTCTTATAGTCATGTGTCAACAACTTGGAATTGATTATGACTGCTGTTTGAAGATAGCTTATAATGAAATTAAAGGTAGAACAGGGAAAACAGTAGACGGAATTTTTGTGAAAGATTGATAATAATAAACAGTATTTCATCAGGTGAAATTCTTATGGTTAATATAAATCTCCATCAGTATAGTTACAAGTTCATGAAAGTTAGATATAAAAAACCTCTCAGAGGTCCTAAGCTAACTATTGAACTAATTCCTAAATCTGCTCAAGGCCATTCTCTCTATCACTTCTGGCCTCAGAAACATTGGGATAGACTTAGGAAATTAGTATATAGTAGAGCCGATAGAAAGTGCGAAGTCTGTGGTGGCGGTCCTGAGATCGAATGTCATGAAGTCTGGGAATTTGATATTGAAAAAAGAACTCAGAAATTAGTTTGCCTAGTTTGTCTTTGCACAAAATGTCATCGAGCTAAACATTTCGGTCACGCTTATCTTAGCGGTCACGGTAGAGAAGCTATAAAACATTTAATGAAAGTGAACGGTTGGACTTTAGAAAGAACTCTTCTTTATATAGACATTATCTACAGTCAACATAAAAAGTATAAAGGGATTAAGTTTAAAAAGAAGTTAAATCTTTCTCTTCTAGACGACTTCATCCTTAAGTTTCAAATAAAAAATCGGAGAACTAAACGTGTTAAAGTTAAAGATAAAAAAGCAAAGTCAAAGGAAAGAAAGATTAGTAAAAATGTTGGGAGCTATAAAAAATCTGGTAGGAAACGGAGAATGCGATAAAATGGGTCGATTATATAATTATGGGGTTTTGGAACGTTTTTAGGTCGACTGGTATAATGGCATTAAATTTTGCCGTTTGTCCATTGTCGGCAATGTCAGGCACGTTAAACGGCCAATTAAACGGGTATTTTAAAACGGTTTTGGGATTCAAAAATTATGAAAAGAAAACTACCTTCCGGCATCTTGCAAGGTGTTACTGAGTACTGTAAAGACACTGAAGTACCTAGCATCTTTGCACTATGGGCTGGAATTTCTACTATATCTGCAACATTAGGAAGAGATTGTTTTGTAAGTCAAGGACACTTTGTCGTATATCCAAACACTTATATTGTTCTAGTTGCTGGGTCAGCTAAGTGTAGAAAGTCTACGAGTATAAATATTGCTAGTCGATTTGTTGAAAGTGTTTCTCCA